CCCCCCAATGGATATTCACAAGAACCATCGTCTATAGTTGCCAAAGGATTATAGTTGTTAGCGCCAGTTTGACCATTAACATACCCAGTAGATGTATTATCTGTACATCCAAAAACATCCGGCACAGAAGGTAAACATGGTTCTAAAGTTGTAATATTGTTATTTAAAATATCTTCAGTATCACATGATACACTGCTTAGTGGGTCATCCGCCCATTCGTCACCAGCTACATTTGTGGTTGCTCTAACCTCACCTATTCCTTGAAAAGAAAAATCACCAGTATCAGCGTCAGATAAACAAGTATCAATTTCTTTTTTAATATAATTAAACCACTTGCTTTCTTTTCCTAAAAACTCATTAATATATCCATCTTCTTTATCAGTAATAATAGATTCTAAATGCCAACCATTTTTTTGTGATAAATTATAATACTCTTGATCACTATAAGGAAGAGATACCATAGCGTAATTTTCATCCCAATGAGGCATAAGCTCTTCTTTAAATTTATCTACTTTAGCTTGACTACCTTCGTAATTTATTGTTTGAAATACTTTTCCAAAACTAGGGTTTGCATTTAATATAACATCAACTGAAGAAGGTGTAAACTCTTCGTAAAACGTGTTTCTTGGAGCACTTTCTTCATAATGTCTATATAATCTTCCGGTTTTAAACGTATAATAATCATTAGCCATGCTTACCCCAAGCTGCATCTGTACAAATGACTTAAAACTTACCCAGCCTTTAATATCTTCTTTGAATGATAAAACTTTAGAATAATCTGTTATTGTATAATTATCATTACAATCTTCGTCAGAGCTATCGCTACCTCCAGTTAAAATATCTAGTATGTCTATGTTTACCCCGCTACCGCTATTATTTATCCAGCCATTATTACCACTGTTTAAATCTGTTAAATAATATTTTTCTACTTTAATATTATATTCATCATTTCTATCATCATAACTACCTATAACGTTTCGAGAAAGTTTTAAATTATCTCTAAACCAATCCTTCATACCATGACTTGATATTGGTGTTAAACCGTCTTTAGATAATCTCATTACTGTTCCTCTAACTTTATCGCTAAAATAAGCTCTATATGATTCCGATGCAAATGATTCTGGATTTGTTGATATTCCATACTCTCCGCTAAAAGGTATTGTTTGACCTAAAACATTAGAACTAGCGGTAACGTTAGAGTTTCCATCAGCATTAAATAAAGCATCTTTATTAGCTTGTATTCTTAATACTTTATCTTCACATAGCGTTACTAAATCACTGTCTCTAGAGTGTAGTTTTTGAATACTACCATATATAGGGTTTATATCTTTTGTAATTTTTTCAGCAGCTATAAATTGATTTGTGTCATTTACACCACTAACAGAATTATATATACCAGAATATATTAAACCATATTTTCTATGTTCTTCTTCGTAATCATGCTCTAGCGTTGTAGATACTTTTACGCCATTAGCAATAAATGGTAAATTAAAGTTATCACGAATTCTATTAGATTCTACACCATTTTTAAAAGAATAACAATTATACCAAGCTAAGTTAATTTTATTATTATATATATTTGGATTTATTGTTATTGTTGATTGTCCAGGACCTGGAATTGTGTTTTGAATACTTAATATTTGAACTTCCATCTGCATTTTATCAGGCATAATAATCTTATAAATTCCCCCAACGCCTGACACTGCAGGATCAATTGCAGGAAATTCTTCATTAATTATTAAATCTTGACCACTATATCCTATTACAATATATGGGTTAGTAAGATCAACCAAAACAAATGAATTAAGAGGAAAAGCCTCGTGAATATTTGAACTATTAACTACCATTGGTATAGCGTTACTAGCTTCGTAATATATATCTAGTTCTTTTATTTCTTTAGGTTCTGTTTCAAATATAGCTGGATTTTCAGACATAATTGCTTCTGGCTCAATATCTTCCACAAACTCTAATGTATAACCAACTGAACCAACCGCTCCAAAATCCTCAGCCATTGTGTTTATATTAAACTCAGAATTTGGACTATAACCATTCATACCAACTTGTACAAACTCAATGTTTGTATTTACAAGCGGTTTTTTTGCTGTGTCTGTAGATATAGCATGGTCAGCCAAAGTCATTGTGCCTGAATACCCACCTAAATACAACGCGTAATGCGTAACAAGACCAGCTGAATCTAAAATTTCTTCTATATATCTTACAACTAAAAATCGTTGCGCGGTAGCTCCTAAATGAGTAATTAAAGTATCAAAACTATTATTAGCCTTTGTATAACTTCTTAAAGCCATACCTTGGTGTATTCTAGCTGTAGTAGCATCTCCACCACCCGTGTTATCACCGCTTAAACTTGAAACAAACACTATAACATTTTCGTCTATACCAGCAGATACACATGTGTCACCAGAAGACCCAGTAGTTCCATCGTTATTTACAGCTGTAAGAGTTATAATAAGACCACCATCAATTTTTCCATTTTGAGTAGGGTTCCAGTTACTATTACTTATATCAGGTTGAATATCCCACGCAGTCCAACCTTTTGTAAAGTTAAAAGATACTTTTTCAGCCATACTAGTAAAAGGAACAGGATTAGTGTTTTGGACTATTACACCCTCATTAGTGCTATGTCTTAACTTACAGTCTTCAACAACATCTCCACTAATTGTATATACCGTTTCTGTTGGATCTTCTCTCCATTTAAAACGATATCCAGTGCTTATATAATTTACAAACTCTACATCACTTGCGTTTAAATAATCTGAATTTGAAGGTGATCCACTCGCACTGTTCCAACTACCAATATTAAAAAACCCATTAACTTCTTCAGAGTTACGTATTCCACCAAACGCTAATCTCATATGCCAGTTTCCTCCACTTTGAGTAAGCCCTTGTTCAAAAGTTATTGAGTGTTGATCTATATCGCTAAAACTATTACCTGCTCCATCATCACTAGTAATACCACCCCAATCTAAATAATTATCTCCAGTTCTTATTCCTGAATACGGACCTTTATCTATAAACCATACTTCAGTATCTCTAGCGTTATCTTCATCGGCAATATTACTATAATTTCTTTCTCTAATTATGTTTGTTGGACCAAAAGAACCAAAATTGGCCGTATATCCTCCATTAAATAATGGTGCTCCATATTCTTCAAACCATTTTGTTTGTGGACTCCAAGTTTCAGTTAAATATGTTGTTTCAGAAGGATCTTGCCATAAATCTGTTCCAGAACCAGCATTACCCATGTTTCCAATAACAGTATTAGAACCTGGTTGCAGGTGCCGTAAAACAGGTCTTGGGGAAAAAGGAATAGTATTACCCCACAAAGCGTCATTAATTCCTGAAGGTAGAGGGGCATTAAAATTTGTAACAGTTTTATCGTATCTTCTAAAGTACAGCGCAAAAGAAGTAAACTCATCCACCGTGTAATATCCAAATACATTTTCTGGAATAGGCGGGGAAGTTGGATCGTAAGGTAAAAAATCAGAAGGCGTATTAGTACTTTGACCGTTTGTTAAAAAATTACCTACGTCAACTGTATGGCGATCACGATGATCATTATCCATTAAATAAACTCTTCTTGACTCAGCTACTCTAAGGTCAAGACCACCTGCAAAAGAAAAACTTATATTTCTTTTAAACACATCATCAGAAAGTATTTTAACAAAAAACCTACCATCAAATTGAGGTTTATTTTCTACTTTATATTTATAAAAATTTACTTTTGTTCCAGTTTCTATTTGTGAAGGGTTTAAACCAGTGGGATCGTCAGTTATAAAATTAACATCAGAATTTAACGAGTCAACTAGTTGAATAGAATATTGAGCTTCTGCTAAGTTACCAGTAATGTTAGTATTAATTCCATCCCAATCATTTGTTATCGATGCTATTTTATATCTATCAGAAACTTCAAGTTGTCCACTTTTTCCAAATTCAATATATAATTCGCCTTCCGTATACGCGTATAAGTCTTGTCCTGGAGTTCCAAAAAAAGGAGCGTAGTTTAATTTAAACTCTTTTTCGCCAATTACCGGAGCATTACTAATAGTATCACCAAACACATCATTATTTGTACCATCAGTTGTTGTTGAAGCTAGCATTCTACTAGTTTTTATAAAATCAGGAGCTTCGTTTTCTATTGAAATAACTTTATATCTAGCAGCTTCTCTAACTAAAATATCTGATTCAGATCCTTTTTTTAATATTAAAAATGTGTCTATATCTATTTTGTTTCTATCAGAAGAAGGAAAAGATAACCAAATGTTACCGTCTTCAGCGTCATAGAATCTATCCATAGCCATATTATAATACTCACCAGCTGTTTCTTTAACAAATAATTTAAAATGTGTTAGTTCTTGTGGTTGATTAGAGTTGTTTAAACTAACTTGAAGTTTGTTTGAGTTTTCAGCTCTATCTTTTTCAAGCTTTATCGCACCAGTTGCGTTAGAAATAACTGGAGTTTCTCTACCATATTTATCTGTAAAAACAACGCCTAATTGATATTCTCTTAACGACTTTATTGATTTAGCAGCGCCGGTTGCTGCGGTATAGTTAATAGTGTAGTTAGCAAAAACATCGTTGCTAGTTGGCGCTTCGATATCAAAATTGTAGAAACCAACTTCGTCCCAATTTACATTAAAATCAACAACATATTTTTCGTTATTAGGAGATCTAAGATCATAATTTTGAACATAGTTACCGTATACAATTCTACTACCAGTAACATCTTGCGCTAAAGCTTTTCTTGGAATATTATCCCAAGGTCGTAGCAATTGATTAGATGGCACTACATTATTAATTGTTTCCGATTTAATAACAAATTTTTTCTTTTGTGTCAAGTCACTTGTTGCTAAACTTTGCCACATGTTATTTCCAGTTGTTGGATTAGGAAAATCATCAGCACGAATAGTATCTACTACATATATATTAGGAGACGGCTCGTCTTTAAATAAAACTTCTACAGAAACTACATCTTTTGGAGTAAACTCATTAACAAGTCCATCTAAATGTACTTTAGTTAAATTGTTTGTCATACCTATGTTATAACCTTTTCTTGGGTGATAATCAAAAGCACCAGCTGCAAAAGCTACTTGAGTAAATGGGCCAAATGGAGAATACTCTCCATCTTCGTATTTATATCTATAAGAAAATCTAGGAAATTTAAACTCAAACAAATTTTCGGTTTCATCAAATAAATCTACAACATATTGAAAAGTTTCTTCTTCATCAGGGGTTGTAGGAGGAAAACCGTCAATATGTGTTATCCTTACTTTTATACCGTCATCGTAAGTAGTAGCTGGTATACCTGGATAAGCATCTTCAACAACACCTTTTATAACGTAATCTGTTACAGGTATTCCAGGTGGATTATCTCCATTAAATGGTTTAAAAACAATTTTAGTTCCTACGGGTATAGCGCTCGCACCTGTTCCGTTCCCATCATGCCACCCAGTAAGACCATCAACATCACCAATATTTCCAATACCAACTATACTACCAAAATAATTAATAGCTTGAGTTATTTCAATATCAAAAATATTACTTCCTTCATTTACGGTAAGCCCAGAAAAATCATTTCTATTTGCATCAGGAAAAGAGTTAGCTATTGTATCATCCGCACTTATAGTAATAACACCTGTATACGTAAGATTTGGGGTTCTAGATGTTTCTAAGCGCATTGATAACGGTGTTATTGGCGCTTTTTTAATTACGGTAATATGTTTTTCTTCTATATCTTTATTTGTCCAACCTAAAGATTCTTGACTATCGTTAATTAATTTTGTATGAGTATTCCAGTTGTTGTTTGTACCTTTTTTACATCTAGGTATGTTTATCTTTTTAGGTTCGTTTTTATTATCTGTCCAAAACAACATGTCATCAATAACATTAATACCTGTTATAATCATGTTTGGATCAAACTTTAAAACGTTTTTGTTTAAATCTACTAATATAGGAACTGGACTAGAATTACCCCTATAATAAGCTACTACATAATCAGCGTTTTCAGTCCAAATTAAATAATATAACCCATCTATTTTTTCATCCGATATAGTACCTATAGTAATAGCATTATCAGGAAATTGAAACTCATAAGTTTGCAATTCTTTATTACCTAATATATTTTGAGCAGTACCAACTTCAGAATCTTCAGAAGTTGAAACTTGTATATTCATAGCATCTATATATTCCTCTTGTGGAACAATTCTTTCGTCAAGATCTTTGTTCATTTTACCCCCGCTAAAAGTATGCTTAATTTCTGGCATATACTAGTGTTTTATTTGTTTCGATTTACCTCTTAAAATTTGAGTGATTTCTTCTAACTTAATGTTTGATAATCTTAGTTTTGCTTTTCTTGTTTCAGCAAATCTTTCTTTTTTAAACCGCTGTATAATTTGTTCTGGAATATTCATTCTACCTGATATTATCGCATAAATTATCCACTTATACATAGCTTCTTCTGCAAACTTATGAACTTGCATTTCTTTTTCAGTACCAAGACTATCACTTATATAATCTAAGATTACAATTTTTCCTGAAACATTAGAGCTAAAATGTATTTTTCCAGAAACACAGTCTATATAAAAAGAGCCATTAGTTTGAGCGTGTTGAGGATCTAAACCATACCTTTCGCCATTTATTGGCCAGTAAGTATCGTCTTCGTAATCATCATTGTCATTTTCAGATGGAGTACTTGATTTATAACTACTCCAAGTATCAGTATCTATTTCATCTGGAGAAATAAAAGTTACTTCACCGCCAGACGCAACGGCTAAATTTGGTAATTGATCTACTACTATAGTTGTAGTATAAACATTTGTTACAACAGTTCCTACAGGAAAATTGTCATGAGAAACTATCATACCAACTTCTATATCAGTTAATTCAGAAGCTGTACCTGTTATTTTATAATCCGTAATATTCCAAGATAAGTTTTCTACTATAAAAGAAGATTTTTGCGGTAACAATAAAGAACCATCTACGTTAGTAAAAGTTAAGGTTGTACCAGAGTTACTTTCTGTTGGTAAAACAACGGCACCAGCACTATTTTCTATTGTTATAGTTGTTATATCACTGGAATTAGAAGTAGCGCCAATAAAGGTTCCAGTAGGAATATACGGACCTGTTACCACCATGCCTACTAATATGTCTTTATATTCTGAATCTAAAACTATATCACTACTAGAACTACTTAATTCACCAACAGCTTGTAATTGAAATAATCCATCAGAATCTTGAAGTGGGTTTGATGACGGGTTTGAAGTTTTACTAGTAGGATATAACAAGTGTTTTATTCCAGCAGAGTCTACCCAACTAATTTTTGTATAGTTAACATAGTCTTGTGGAAGCGTCATTTGTAGTGTTGCTGGAACTGTAATTTCTTGCGCTTTGCAAGACTTAAAAGTATCAAAAGATAATTCTGCCAAAGCTCTTTGCGCGTGAAAAGCAACATCTAATCTTTTTGCTTTTTGCACAATTTTATCTTCACCTACATAAATTAACATAAATTGATTTATTATGTCTGTTAAAGAAACAAATTGATAATTACCAAAATCGTTACCTTCATAATAATCTTGTTGTGTAGTGTTATCTAATAATGCCATTTATTTATTGTTTTTCTTGTTTATTTTGGGCCGTCTCTAAAGCTTGTCCAACTTGAACTACTTCTTGTTGTTTTAAATTTATACCAGCTAATTTTAATATTTTATATATTAATTCTGATTCCTCTGCTTCATGCAGCTCAAAATTAATAGATGTATTAGCATTGTAAAGCGGTTTATCATTTACTATAACAAAATTCCAATTAGGTTTACTTGGTCTTTTAATAAAATTGTAATCAATTTTTGTTACACCAGGCGGTGATATTTGTATTCCTTTATTGAATTTATAATATATTGGACGGTTTAAATGTGGCTTAGTAATAGATGTTTTTTCCATAAGCTTGTACTCTTCATATTGTACTTCTTCAAACTCTAAATGATGATATTCACTTGGATTACTTAATGATCCTGTTATTGTTCCTAGCTTATATATATTATTACCACCTGACGTTAATGGAGAAAATCCAGCTGCATTCACAGTTTCATCTATTTTTATTTCTTCTAATGCACTTAATTTTTCTTGAATCAAAGTTATAGAATCTGTAAAATCAGTACTATTACCAGGAACTCTATCAAATTGTTTTATATCATAAAAATATTGTTCTAATATTTCCATCTGCGCGTGATCTGCAAATAAATTAAACTCTTGAGGAGTTACGTATCCTCTTTGTTCTTTATTGGCTAATACTAAAACTTTTTGATATACTCTGTCTATGTTTACCATGTGTGTTATTTTTTATAAGGAAACATTTTATTTAGTTTCTTTTTTCTTTCATAGCAACCACAATCTTTATTAGTTGCTTTACTTACTATATCTACAACTTTTTTTATTCCAGTTGCTTTTGTAATTTTTTCTATTGAATCACCTAGTCCTTTAGATTTTTTCATATAATTAAATTTGTAGTTTACGATCGCTCCATAGAGCGACCGCATCTACAGTTAGATTAATTTAATCTTTTTTCAATACTGGAGTAAACTTCCATACCTTCATCAGTCTTAAACCAAGAGGCTAAAGCTGAATAAGGGTGTTCATCAAACGGAACATTCATTAGTTTTCTATTGTTAGATCCCCACGTAAATGTTCTTTGATCAACGGATAATTTTAATATCCCCATTTCAGTTGCTCTAATACCAATGTTTCTAAGAACAACATTTTCATCACTTGCTAGTTCTAAAAACAAACCAGGTTTTCTTTTAGCAAACAATAACAAATCTCTTTTAAGTTCCTTAGAACTCATTTCTGATACCTTAGAACCAATCTCTACACGCATAATAGCTTCTGCCATATCTATGTCTAGTGATTGAGCGGTATTTAACGCTTCTATTTCTGTTTCCAACCAAGCAACGTCATTAGCCGCATTAAGCTCTGGCTTAAATTCATAAAACATTGTTTTTCTATGAGGATGGTATATAGATAAAAGTTTTTGTAAAACTGTTTTTTCTTTTGGTACAAATAAAGATCCAGATCTAAATACAATATGCTCTAATCTTTGATCACCTTTCATTTCATCAACAAAGCAAGTTTTTTGATTTTGACAATATTTAAGTTCTCTTTCATAGCCTTTTTCTTCGTCAAACCAATACAAATCTGCAGCTCTAATAGTTCTAGAAAGAGGTTTTTTATCTCCTCGCAAATAATAAAGTCTATCTTTAATTTCCCAATCATTTTTTGGTAATGGTTTTTCCATAACCGGTGTTTCAACTTTTGGTTGTTCTACAACCTTCGGTGTTTCTACCGTTTCTGTTGTTTTTGTTTTTTTTGCCATAATATAATATATAATAAAATTAATAAAAAATAAAGGGAGGGACGGAGAACGTTTACCTGTATGCCGTCCCCCTCTTTAAAATAATTGCGTGCTTATTGCATCAACATAAAGTTGTTAGCACCTTGTGTAACTAAACATCTTTCTGATAACATGTGGATTTGCATTGCATCTAAAGCAGATGTAGCAGCTCCAACTGAACCAGTAACCCAAGTCTTCATTCTTCTATCATCAGTTTGAGAAGCTCTGTAACGAACATGTAAAAATGGACGTTTCATGTTTCTTCCTAATTGTTGATCATAAACAGTAGAAGTACCAGCTGGAACAATAACCCCTCTAATTGCATTTGCTGCATCAGCGTCATTAATACTACCTCTAGTTGCTTTATCGTTTAAATATCTAAAGTCAGACTTATAGAAGTCATAAGAACCTCTTCTGAAACCAGAGAAACCTAAGTTCAACGCCATATCCTCAGAGTTATCAAATACTCCGTAAGAAGTACCTCCACTTCCGTAAGAATTCATAGAAGCTAACATGTCATCCATAGCTAAAGATACACTTCTGTTTACAAACATCATGTTTTCTTCAATAGCACCTTGCTTGTCAAACTCAGCTAAAATATTATCAAATTCTGCTAAATCTTGAGATGCACTAACACCAGTAATACCCGCTGTTAAATTACCTCTATCTGTTATAGCAGCAAATAAACCTTGCGTACCAACATCAGCAGTAGCTGCGTTATACATTACGTTTGATGAATCAGCTAATGAAGTACCAGCATCTTCACCTTCTAACATTGCCATTTCTAAATAATCAGTAAATCTTGCTCTAGTATCAGCTTCAGCTTTTAAATACCATAAGTAACCTGATTGACCATCTTCAGCAGAAACCTCAATCCAACCTACTCTAGCAGTATCAGAACCTGATATTTCAAAATAGTCTTTCATGATAATTGGTTTATTAGAAAAAGTTTGAACAGCTGGTTGGTTAGCACCTCTTGAATCAGTTTGAGTTGTAACAGCACCACCGTTCATGTAAGATACACCTTTAGTGTATTCAGATCCATAAACTAGTAAAGTTGTAGCGTTTGAAGTTGCTAGTGTTGTTAATGCATTAGCAGTATAAGGAGCTACATCAATAACAGCGCCAGCAACTGTAGTTACTAAACATTTAAAAGTTCCATTAACGTTAGCTACAATAACCGTATCATTGACTCTAATACCATGAGCTGTAGTTGTTGCGTTACCGTCAATATCTGCTTCTACTGTAAATTGACCTACACTATCTACACCACCAGTACCATTATTAATGTTACCTGTGTATGATAAATGTAATCTTCCTTGTTCAGACCATACGACTTGATCAGCCGACATTGCCTCTTCAGCTCCTACTTGAGCAAGAAATCCTGAAATAGTTCTCGGTCCGAAAACTTCAGCTTCTTTCTCCATAAGATCTGGTAAATATTGTTGAGCCCACGTTGTGTCTGTAGTACCCGTAAAATCTAAATAGTTTTCTGCTAGTGTCACTTGTGACGCAGCTGGAACACTGTTTAGATTACCCCCTGCGGTTTGTAATAATCCTGTTGCCATAATTTTTAATTTTTAATTTGTTATTTTTTAAATTTGTTGTTTTTAAATTTAAAATCAGAAGAATCACTACCTAACACCTTAAACTTTAAACCGCCTGCTTCAATTTCTCCATGAGATTGTCTTGGATTCATATCTACATTTTTGGCTTTAGCAATACTATTTTTTATAGCATCTGCTTTACCTTGGTCGTAAAAGTGTTTTGCAACAGCGTCTGCATTCATTGCTGTATATAAAGATTTGTGATAACCCTTAGCATCTGACATTTCATTGTTTTCGTTCAAAAACTTTTTGACAAAATTATTAATATCACTTTGAGTATCTTTAACTTCATTAGCATTGTTAACATTAAATCTGTATTTTTTATCCCCGACATTATATTCAAAACCTTTGAATTTATCGTTAAAAACATTTTCAGTTTTATTTAAAAAAGTAGATTTTTGTTTATCTGCTGTTTTTTGAGTTGCTTCTGATTCTTTGTTGTATCTATTAAAGAAATCAACTGCTTTCTGTTGCTCACCCGTGAGCTTTGAACCAGCTTTAATTTCGTCATAGTATTTAGACTTTTGCCCGTCTAGGTGGCTTTTAGCGCTGGCAACTTGCTCTTTAAGCGCTAGTTTTTTTCTTCTTATATCTCTATCTTCGTCTGTATCTTCGTCGTAAGAGAATTGATCTTCCATAAGGAAGTTAATTTCTTCTATATTTAAATGAGGTTTTGTTTGCTTGTAGTATTCGTATAATAAATCTTGATCTTCTAGTTTACTATAATCTTGATTAAGTTTAACATAATCATTTAAATCTCCACCAGTATCCTCCATAAAGTCTATTAACTTTTGAATATTTTCTGGTAATGGTTCACCGGTTTCCATTGATTCTGTTAAAGCTTCTTCTACAGCTTCAGCTGTTGCTTCTACAGTAACTTCTTTTTCACTACTATCTTCAGTAATTTCTTCTAATACTGGAGCTTCTTGTGTTTCAGTTTCCGGTTGTACTTCTTCTTGTTCTTGTGTGGGCTCGGCATCTTTAGACTCTGCAACCACTCCGCTGTTGTCAGCGTTATCTTCTTTAGTTTCATTTTTTTCTTCTTTTGGTGTTGGGGGTTTATTTAAATCTACTTTTAAAACGTTATCGTTTCCAGCAGATTCAAATTTTGTTTCTTCAACTTGTTCAGTTGCTTGTTGGGTAGTTTCTTCAACTACATCTTCTAATTTTTCTTCCATAATATAATATAATAATAATTAATAATTTTTTAACTAGGGTCAAAACTACCTAAATTAAAATCTCCACCAAGTATATCATTACCTGATGACTCAAAGTTTTTAGGTGGTTTCTTGTTTAATCTTTGATCTATAAGCTCACTTTGTTGTGATGCTTGCATTTTTGTTCTATTGTCTTTACGATCTTCTTTTACGGTTTCCTTCATGTCTGCTTTCTCCATGTTCATTTTTTGAAGCTGTTGGTTTATTTCAAATTCAAATTGCATTAACTTCATTTTGTGTTGAACTTCTAACTCCATTTGTTGGGTTTTTAATCCAGATTTTACTTCTTCTAGTTGAGCTTGGCTTTGTGTTATTGCTTGGTTTTTTTGAACTTCAGCCTGAGCAGCAACTTGTTGAGCCTGTGCATTTGCTTGAGCTTGAGCCTGTATATTTTGTTGTTGCATTAACTGATCTTTTTCTAATTTTTTAGTTCTTCTAATCTTTAACACTTGATTAGCAAGTTTTACATTTCTTATTTCTCTAACATCAATAGCGTCTTCTAAATCTATACTACCTTGCTGTATTGCCATTTGAATATTGTTTTCAAGCATCATTTTTTCTTCTTCATCAGGCATAAGTTCTAAAAATATACCAAAATCATATAAATATAACTCAGAAATTTCTTCAAGAGTAGCTAGGTTGTGTCCTCCTATAGATTGCATAAACGCTTCTTTAGACGGTGAGTATTCTAATATATCAGATATTCTAAGTGACAAACACTCACAAGTTTCAGCCGTCAAGAATAATCCAGCTTGCAATATATGTCTAGTTGCTGTATTAGAATTTGCTGCGGCTAACTTCTGTACACCAACTAAAGCGTTTTTATCTGGTAAACTACCATCTCTAGCTTCATTCAACCCGGTTACATCTCTTATCATTTGTAAGTAGTAATTATAATTGCCTATAAGCGCTTGCATTTTATTACCACCAGATCCGGATGTAATTTCTTGAATTGGAATTTTACCTGGATTTTGATCTCCTTCTTGAGTGAACGATCTACCTATTACAGACCCAGTTTGGAAAAACATGTTTAATGCTTCTTGTGGATTATAATTTGTTCCGTTACCTAAATCAACCTCAGCTAAACCATCGGCATCTAAATAAACGCCATCTGGAACCATTCTTGACATTATTTGTTGAAGTTTCAAGTGAGTTAATTGAATCATATCAGCAAAACCTGTTACACGTCTTACTAAAGAATCAATTTTACCATCATACATTCTAGGAGCAACAATAGAGTAATTCATTTTAACTTTAGTAAAATTACTTTTAGGACGCATCATGTTTTTAGCCATTTCCCATTTAAGTAATTTATCAGTACCAAGAATTATAGCGCCTTCATATAAACACTCTATAGATCTTAACATTTTACTATATCCACCTTCCATATCTTTTGGAGGATTAAATGTATCGTCTTTTGGTATAATTTTATCAGCACCAGTTCCAGTTTCTTTTACTTTATAAACTTCATTCATGTAGGTTTTATAATTAAAATATAAAACTTGAATAGTGTTATTATCTTCTTTATCTAAAGAATATCTAGTATTATAACTGTTTCTGTTAAACGATTTATTTTTCATTATATCTTCAAGATCACTTTCTGATAAATGTGGAAATTGTTTTGCTAGTTCATTAACTGGAATACTTTTAACTTCACCAACATAATATATATCATCAAAATAAGGAGAGTCTGAATAAGAATAAACAAGATTTGCAGGGTCAACATAATCTATAGTAACCCCTTCAGATGTATTAAACCCTGTTTTAACAGCGCCAATACCTAATACTGTTAAATCATAATAAAACTGTTTTTTTATTAACTCGTATTTATTACCTTCTAACAAAACATTTAAAGCTTGTTCTTGCGCGATCTCAATAGACTGCTTGTATGTTAACTGCATGTGTAAAGCTAGCTCTTCTTTAGAATCTGGTAAATCTTCTTTATCATGCTCAGATATTTGTATACCAAAAGCATTTTCTGAAAACTCATTTAATTCTTTTGTACGCATATCAGCTAATATAGATTCCATATATGCAGTTCTTTTACTTACCCCATATGTGTCTTGAGAAAAAGCTTTTATATCATACATTCTCTCTGTCATTCCATTTACAACTATATCTACAAATTTAGATATAATTGGAACAGGTGTCCAGTCTAAATTTAAATAGGACAAATCACCATTTATAGATAACTCATCCTTATATTTTTGAATAGACTGCTCGCCTCTAGCGTACAATCTTAGATTATGAAAGTTATTTTGATTAGATTTATATCTATTAGAACTTCTATCATTATTGAACCACTCTTGCTCTATAGCTTTACCTACTTTTAAACCATAATCATAACTTAGCTTTTCAGCGTCACTTACGGTTTGGCTCGGGAAATAACTTTTAATGCCAGACTCTGCCATATTTATTATTTGATTATTTGTGAATTAGTTCCAGTATTACTATACTTGGAAACGTTTATGTTTAATTTAGGTTTTTTAACCTTTGCATTTGGTGCATATAAATGCCTGTTATTAGCCATGATTGCTAATCCAGAACTTATTGATGCGTCAAATTTTGTTCTTTTGTTTATATCAAATCTACTCCAATCGTTTAGTAAAATATTAAAATATAAATCTCCAAATGTTCCATCTTGTTTCATGCCCACGTGATCTTGAATATACATTTCAATTGCTGCCGCGTGTGCTTGTTTTATATCCTCACTTGAGTTAGGTATTCCACCTACTTCTTTTTCTGCTACAGATAGTTTATTCCATATTTTATCTGGCCTGTTCATACTAAACCCTCTATATCCTCTTCTTCTTAAATAATATAATAGTCTTGGTTTATTATTCTCTGCTAGTATAGGCATGCCATAAAATACTAATGCCATTAAAACGTCTTCAAAAAATATTTCAGCCGTAGGTGGTCTTGATAAGTATTCTAAAAAAAAACTATTTGCAGGAGCGTCCTCCATACTAAACCTTGTCAGTCCGTGCAAAGCTCCTTTAGATCCTTCTCCATCTACGGTTCCTGAGATGTCATACGAGTCACAACCAAAGGCCCCCATATGTTCATTACCAGGATATTTTATACCATTTTTAAGTACCACTCTATTTTGTATTCCAGAAGGTGGAACCCAGCTTACTTTAAATCTACCTTTTGGATCTGGATAGAATATTACTTGTGAATCTTTTATTCCATTAACCCATTGAAAATTACCAGTTGTAATTCCTAAGGTTCTAGACATTTCTTCGTTATAATCTATCTGCTCGTATATTTTTATTAAGTTAAATATACTGTTTTTTGTTTCGTCACGAAAAGCATGCTCTGTAGTTCTTGGAAATTGGCGATAAAACTCATTTAAAGCGTCTTGATCGTCTTTTAAACCGTCTGCTTCATTTTGCCAATTATCTATTACACCTACATCTATTAATTCACCGTCTGGGGCAAGCACATTGCTGTCAGGAGTAGTGAATACTGGAATTCCGTGCTCGTCAATAAATCCTTCGTAGTTCCATTCCATTGGGATAAACAAAGAGTATAAACCAGATTTTGTTTGACCATTTCTATTTCGCTTAGTGACATCTGATGCATTGTATAATTTTTTAAAGTTATCACCTCCTTTGTCTAAAGCATTTGATGTTGATCCCATCATACACTTACCAACTATTCTACTACCTAATCTTAAACATGTTTTTGTAACTCTCCAGTTGTTTAATATATTATCAGGTCTTTCCCATTTACCGCTCTCATCGTGTACTAGTAAGTTTAGTTTTTCACCATCATAACTATTGTCTCCAGTATTTTTCCAATCAATAGTTGTATCTAAACCTTGTATCTCTTCTAACTTTTCGTTAGTTGTAATTTTTTTTCTTGTAAATTTGCTAGCTGGCACACGATAAGCAAGTTCTGATTTAGGGCGATCCATACCATCTTGTATAGGCTTGAAAAAGAAAGGATAGTTTATACTTATTGGAACTACTTTGTCAGTAAACATCTTCTTAGCATCTGATCCTGTTTTAGATAAGATGCCATATCTACTATCACTTGCAAGAGTGGCTAAATTAACTGTTTCTGCACTTGACATGAAAGAAAATCCAGATCGTCTATTTTTTAAGTAGCACATACCATAACATCTTTTATCTACTTTACAAGCTTCCCAAAATAAATAAAATAATCTATTTGCTTCTCTAAAATCTGGAGCCCCAACGTCTATCTTGCTCCATTGCAAGTACATATAGTGAGTACCTGTTATATAAGTTGGTTTACCATTGTTTATAAACCAAAACCCTTCATCTCGTCTTTTAAACTCTTCGTCTATATAATCAAACCATTGATCTTTGCTTTCTTCTGGATAACCTCTCCAATCAAAAATATTTTTAATATTTTTTAATTCATTAGGATATTCTGCTTTAACCCACTTATCTAGTTTGTGTTTGAACACTTGCACTGGCGCTTTTGGCAAAGCGATTTGCAAATTTTGTATTTCATAGATTTCACCAATTTGACCAGTTTTTGATAGTATGATAATATCATGTTCTTTATCGTATCCATATTTCCATTTTTTACCTTTATTAAGACGACTAATAGTCGTTTTTTTTATAGGGTCGATTATTTTATATAAAGTTTGTTTGTACATTACTTAGATCTTCCTTCTGCAAATCCTTTAAATACTCTTTCTTTCTTTTCTTCTGTAACTTTACCTTCAAGCAAATTCTCTTCTTCTTGTATTCTATTAAGTATTTCAAACGCGTCAAATATAGCTAGTTTTTTAGTAGCTGCAGCATTTTTTAATCTATCCGCTGATATATCATCGTCTGAATCTACAATTGCTTCCTTAGCAACTTTAATCAGTTCTTCAACTGCTTTATGCCCAGCTTGGATTATATTCTTCTTCGTCTCCTTGATATTCATATTTGATTGTAATAAAATTAGATAAAACTCTATATAGTCTTTCGCTATCAACGATAAACTCGTATTGACTACTTGGTCTAAAGCCAATTAAGTCGTTAACCTCAACCGTGCCATCTGAATATTTGACAATACCTTGAAGTGGTTTTTCAGATTCAATATTAAATTGATCTATTGCTTTCAAAGGTTTTACAAAACAATAACCTTTTGGAGCTATCCACTTATCTTTTCTTTTATATAAAAAAATTTGATCGTGGTTTATAAAATAAGTAGATTCATTAAAAAAACTTCTACTATTTTTTTCAATACCTTTTACATTATTCCATCTACGAAAAACGTTGTGATGTATTATGACTGTATCCCCGGCTTTGATGTCTGTATTACCAATTATAGGTGTTGATATAACAATAGCTTCTCTATTTACAAATTGATGATTATAAATTTCAGCGTTTAAAATTAATTCTAAATCACCAACTTTTGTTTTGTTGTTATATCTTTGTCCTTTTGGCGTTACGACAAAATCGTAAACGCTTTTCATTAGTATTCAAGATTATATTCTACGGATACTGCCATGTTTTTATTAAAGTCTTTCCAAGGTAAAACATCTTTATTTTTTTTAATATAAATAGAAAACTTATCTTCTTCTTCTATAATATCACAAATAGTATGGCCACCATATACTTCTTGCCCCACGGCATAGTGCATAGCGTCATTTTTATAATCTTTACCTACAGATATTTTACGAATTAGCTTTGCCATTTTCTTTTGGGTAGTTTATTGTTCCGTCTTGAATGTTAATATCAAATGTACCATAATCTTTTTCAAATTCAGACTGTAATACGGTTAAACCATCTCTTGCTCCAGCAATACTATGTAATAATTCGTGTTTTTTTACTTCTACTGAACCAATTTCTAGTTGTCCTCTATTTATAACATTTATTGTATCTTGAACTTTTTTTAATTGCTCATCAGTTATTTTTTCAGGTTTAATACCTTTAAGTTCTTTAATTTTTGCGCTTGTTCCTTTTGCCATTTTTATTTAATTTAATTTAATTTAATTTGTTTTAATACTCTAATCCAATACGGAATGATATAGGAGTGTGAAGCAATAATTGCTCTGCGTGATCAATTTGCTCGGTTATATTCTTTACTGTAATTTGAGTTGCGCCATCTACAGAAACAACTACCATTTTTGGACCACCAGTTTCACCAATAATTTTGTCTCCAGCTTGAAAAACTAATCTAGGATCCGTATCGCTTGTTGTTAAAACTACACTCGCGCCAGTCGTGTCCGCGGCTACATTTGCGCTTTCAGCCATATTAAGATTTACTTCTGTTCCAAAGTTAAAAACTGCGCCTACTGCTGATACAGATATCCATATACTTGTAAAACCAGGGCCCGGTGCAATGTAATTAGTGTCTCCTAAAAAAGGAACAGTATCTCCTTGTAACATAATTCCATTCCAAGCGCCATCTGGTACAGTGTCTTGCGCAACAGCCGACCTTGAACCAAAAATATTATAACCTACAAGTACATCACCGTTATCCATAGAGGACATATCAATTTGCAAATGGTTTAAAAGATTTCTTCTAAAAGGAGCTGATGTTGTTGCTGTAGAAACCGCGTGTACTGTACCAAATGAAGCTGGCGCTTTGCCATCTATACCTTTAGCAAAATAAACACGAATATCATCATCATTTCCCGTAGCGCCATCTATACCGTGAATTGTTCCACTAAATGATTTGATCATACAAGCACCTTGTGGGATAATAATTTGATGCCAATCAAAGATTATATCAGTACCTCCAGAGTTATCTTTAAAAAGATGAGAAACTTCTGGGTATACATCTACCATAAAATATTTTGAATTCATAATTTTATTTTTTTACTTTTTCTAGTGATCTACCGCCAAAATAAGCGCCGATCACAGTTATTAATACTAATTGAAGTAAATCTACCCAAGTAGATTTTACTTCGAAATTTAATGCACCAGCGTCTATAAATATTAATAGCATGGTGCACACTATTAAAAATATCAATACTAATGGTCTAACATTTTTGCTAAGCCATGAATCTGACTTTAAATCAGCTTCCCATCTGCTTGTGATGTTTTTTTCCATCTCAACTTCATAGTTAGCCATTAATTCTTTTATTTTTCTTTCTGCCTCAAGCTTTTCTTCTTTTGATGTGTGTAAGTTATCTATAACTCCACCTACACCTTTTACTAATTCAGCTGCTCCTCCAGAAAATAATTTACCTAACATAACTATTCAGCTTTATCCTCTGCTTCTTGCAAAGGGTTTAATTCTGGATTTAAAACTCCACCAAAAGTAGTTCTAGGTCCAAAACCTGACTTTTTAGATAAGTCAACTTCTTCAGCATCTGTTGTTCCT